CGTGGTTTGCATCCGGTGTAATGGTGTACTATTATACTAATACACTTTTCTTCCGTTGATGCATCTCCAAGGGTGCAAAGTGTACTACTTAAATAGTACACTAATAGGGTAAACTCAAACCATACGGCAAATTACATAATTTAACAAAATGCTAACTATCTGTAAATGAATGAATTAAACTATCTCCAAACTACATAAACCACTGAATTAAAGCAAATTAGATGAATGAATGAATTGTGAATAAACCTTTCAACTCTTAAATAATTCTAATTAGGCGAAAATAGTTAGATAATTCCTTGCATATAGATAAAATTATATCTACCTTTGTAGCGTGAATTAAGCGAAATTCACGCCCTTGGCAAATTGAAAGATGAAATATATATGATTTATTCAGTACGAGCCAAAATTACAGTTTAACCCTTGGTTTATAAGATTGTTTTGGCGGCTCGTATAAAGTAAATCGGTTTACCCTTGGCAAACTGGTTTGCCGAATAATGAATATATAAAGTAATCATTTTTTACCCGACCTGAAGACGTGTAAAAACGTCAACGGGGAGATTATACGCTTTTTTGTACCGCAAAATTTGGGAAAATTCCGGTACAAACGGCCTATAATTTTAGACGTCTATTCGGTACGAGATACCGAATTAAGTCTACAAACAAACTGAAAACTACATTTAATGTAGGAATTAAGTAAATACGAGATAGATAGGTAACTATCTCCGCCCGCCCTAAACACTGAAATAGAGGCGAAAAATGGTGCTTAATTGCACAGTGGTGCTTTTTGGTTGAAAATAGGTACTATCCCGAAATTAGTACAAACCTATCACAGCCCGATGTAAAGAATTTGAAAGTTTACATACGAGCTGTGCCCGTCTTATTAGATGCAGTCGCTGGAGTTGACTTGTCCCCCTACCGAACTGTATTGAAACGGCTGGAGTCTTGGAATATTTGGAAAGTTTCGATGAAAGGTTTGCTGCCGTACCTATATATAGATTGAATTGAAAGAATTAACCCGAAATAAATTCATAATTGTTTTAAAGATTTGGTTAAGAGGTGTGAACTACGTTTGAACTACACCTAAAATAATGAGTAAACGAAATCTTTCGGGCGGGCGTGAACTGCATGGTTTGTGCCCGCCTTCTATGTATCGGGCCGTAAATATACACTTTGGTAGGTTTGCACCCTACTACGGCCCCGAACTATTAACCATTAAAACGAAAAAGTTATGAATGAAAGAACCATCAAGAATCATGTCCTTGGTGCTATCTCCTTGCTTACGGGCAAACTGTATAGGGACGAGGACTGGCGAGGTGTGTGGAATCTCGTGGGTGTGATTGAATCACTGGGCTACGAGGTTGAGTGTGGGACTGTGTGCGGAGGGTACCGAACCAACCGCGAGGGTCAGACTTGGAAAGAGTACGAACTGACCATCAAGCGAAACGACGTTGAGGTACGCGGTACGCTCGTTTGCAGTGCTGCCGGAACTGTGTCGAATCCTTTCGGGGCATACGACATCTGCTTGTGTTTTTGAGGTTGGACTGAATCCGACCACTACTTAGTATTAACCATTTAAAACGATTGAATTATGGAATTAAAGTTATTGAGTTTGGGAAAGAAGTGCGTAACGCTGTGCGGTGGCTGGTCATTTGTATGTGAACTGGCTGTAAGTGACGATGAACTTGTTATCACTGTGCCCGCTTGGAATATGAAGCAGGTGGGCGCGTTCATCAACGACATGAAGAACTATTTCGTAGTCGCTGACCGAGCCGTTGAGGGGAACTTCAGATTTACGCTGTTGCCCGATGCGCTGGCGCGTGTGCGCAACTGTCCCGACGAATGAGGTTGCCGATGAGTCTTTGAGAATTAAGACGAAACGGGTTTGGGTACGAACTGCACCCGACCCGTCCAACCATTAAAACAAGTTTGAATTATGACGACTACACAAAGAATCGCCCGCAAGCACTTTGTCTATACGGGCAAGTATGTGAGCAAGGGCAAGGGACGGACTACGTTGCTTGTCAAGTGTGAGCTGCGTTCAGGTACCTACTTGGACTATCTGGACGAGCTGAAGGAGGTGGACCGAACCGCCTACGCTCTGGAACTGCTTAATAGTGCGAAATGGGACTATCTCGACGGCGAGGTGGACCGAGAGTACTACAAGCAGCGAATCTACGATGTACGGCAGCGTTACGGGCTGAGTTATGAGGCTGTGGCTGCGTACTACAAGGTCGGGAGATGACCCGACCACGAATTTAGTCATTAACCATTTAAAACGAATTGAATTATGAAAGAGAAGAAGATTTTGAAGTTTGCGAGAGTTATGCGAATTGTCATGGCCGTTGCTGCTGTGGCTCAGTTGTTCATCATTCCGTTCCCGTGGGTCCGCCTGTTCTTTTGGGCCGCGTTTAACTGTGAGGCTGTGTTGTTCCACGCCATTGTTATGGACTTTGAAGAGTGCATAAGGAAAGGAGAGCATGCCTTATGAGTGATGCGACTATCTTGATTTGCGGCTCGTCAGTGTACGTGCCCGAATTTGACGTGAACGAGTTTGAGGACTTGCAGATGTACTAAGAGATTCCTCTGTTACGGACGGGCTACGGCCCGCCCTCAATCATTTAACCATTAAAACGAAATTGAATTATGAAAGCGAAAGACTTCAGACGTGTGTTGCTGTTTATGAGCAACAAGTGGAGTGCCGAGACTGCCGAGGCGGTTTTCGGTCGTGTTATGGGACAGCACTTCTATAACAAGTGGTGCGGCAAGCATGAGGTTGTGGACGACCCAGACTATGCTACCATGTCCATGTTCTACGAGATGAGCGACACCTATATGCAGGTGTTGCTGGACTACATCGAGCGAAACTATGCTGGATGATTATTAACCATTAAATTATGCGAATTATGAGAAAGATGTTTATCGAAGGCTCAAAGAAGGACGCTCAGGCAGCGTGCCCGTGGGCGAGTGTTATCCAAAGTGTTTGTGGAGGCTACATGTGCTTTGAAAGCTGGGACGACTTCTACATTTGGAAGAACCAAAAATGAATGGTTGGGCTACGGCCCGACCGCTATGTTTAACCAATTAAATTGAATAGTTATGGGACTGTGTGAAAAAAAACTGGCCGTGTACTATGCAAAGTACGACTGGCTTGAAGGAAACAAGTTACAGAATCCTTGTGGATCTGATTATGTTTGCGTCCTTGACGGGCGAATGAACTTAGAGAACTGCAAGCAGGCCGCTCGTGAGCATTGGAGAAAGTATAAAGGACTGCACCCAGACGTTAAATATGCCCGAATTGAGGTGTGGTACGGACTGTCTGACGAGCACGTGCGTCCGTTGTGTGATTTCTTCCCCGTTTAGCGGGAGTCGTGGCTGCGTGCCACGAACAATTATTAACCAATTAAAACAGAATAGTTATGTATAATATGATTCCTTTGGCGTTGGACGACAAGAATGTGATGACCGACGCCCTTGCAGAAGAATTGTTTGACGAAGGCGAATATGTGGAACGAGTTCACGAACTGATTCATGCGGGCCGTCACGACCTGTTAGGCTTCGTGTTTGGTTCGCCGGTGATGGTCAGTTACAAGTTTGGGTCGAACGTCCTTCATGTGACTGACTTCCGTGGTATGGGAAACTACTTGGACGAAGTTTACAGTCGAGTCTGTGGCAGCATCTACCATTCGTTTAAAAGTGCCGATGTGAAGTGCCGTAAGTGTGACAAGGAGGACGAGTGCGACCTTGTACTACGGATTGAGGTCCCCAAGGAGTGACCTACGGGCGGACTTGTTCCGCTCTCTATTGTTTAACCATTTAAAACATTGAATTATGGAAGTGTATTACATCAAACGAATCAAGTATGACGAACAAGGCAATAAGTCTGAAATCGTCCAAGATGTCGATAGAATGAAGATGTTCTCAACGGCCGAACTGGCCGCAGAGGAAATCAAAAAGAAGATAGCCTATCTGAATAGCGATAAGTGCTGTCTTAAAGTCTTTGTTGCTACGTTCGATAGCGAAAAACTGTTTGGATACGCTGAAGTTGAAGGTAGACTCAGTGGCTGCGCTATTAAGACGAAATGGGTAATTATGAGAAAGGCCCTCGATAGCGACATCCTGTTTTTAGGAGACGAGCGAGTCCGTCATATCTGACTCGGTTGGGCTTTGGCCCGACCACATTATTAACCAATTAAATTTTTAGAGATTATGGAAGTATATTACGTTAAAACAGCAACCATTGGAGGGAACAGCGAAACCGAGTTTGTACCAATGGCAAATAGAGCAAGAATGTACTCTACGGTTGAACTGGCCGTAAAGGAAATCGAAGGCAGTCTTACAAAGATGACAAGCCCCGATTACGCTTGGCCTGGCATAAAAGCTTCGTTTGATAGCGAAAATTTCTGTTGGTACGCGGATGGCCCAGCCTTTACCCGCAGATATACCATTATGAGAAAGGTTATTAGAGAGGCTGTTGACTTCGAGAATCCAGTTGAGCGCGACGAGGAAGTTACCGGAAAGTAGCTTGGGCGGTTTCGACCGCTCTCAACATTAACCAATTAATTTTAGAATTATGGAACAGATTGTGAATAAGACCGTGTATTTGAATTGCTGTATTTCGACCATTCCAGTGATGGACTGGATATGGGAGAACGGAGCGCCGTTAATGACGCACGTTTGGTTCAAAAATCAGAAGTCAAAAGACTGCATGATTGTGTCAAGTGTCGAGGCTTCGGATATATCATCGCTATTGGAACTCAATCCGATTGAGACTTGGTTCAGTTACTACGGAATGAAGCGCCTTGCAGTCTACGACAGCACGAACGACATCGACTTCTATTTCTACATCAAGGACAGGCTGTATCACGCCACTCCGTTCTGACCTACGGGCGGTTTCGACCGCCTACATTATTAACCATTTAAAAACAGATGAATTATGACAACAGTTAAGTTTGTATCGAGAGTGTTTACCGTGTTGGGTCAGAACTTGGTCCGCACATGTACGGCTGATTTGCTGATTGACCTTCCCGAGGCGGTCGAAAGACTGGATAATGGGGAAGTGGTAAGGGGTTATGCCCGAAAGTCCGGCTTTGACCTTTATTCACGTTTTGAGGCGTGTCTGAAGGAGGAACTGCGGGACAAGCACTCGGATGAGCCTATCACTTACGACAAGGTGATTGACAAGGTGAACCGCTCGCTCGGTTTCATCATCGAGGTGACGATGTATCCTGACCGCCATGTCGAACTGAGACTGAACGACACAGTACCGTATGAGGACAAGTGTTACACCTACTACGAGGTAGGCAAGCACGGCCTTATGAGGTATGAGTGTACTGAGTTGAATTGCTTTGCGCGTGCCGTGAAGAAGGATTTGGACTATAAGTGTGAGGTCGTGCTTAGCCGTGGAGATTTCCAGCGTATCGTGGACGATATGGCTTGGATGCAGTTGAATCCCATTGCTTTGAACTGACTTTGGTCGGTCTTCGGACCGACTGCGAATATTAACCATTAAAACAAGAAGTTATGAAAGTTTATGAATTGAGATTGCATGACGGGAAGAGCACTATTTATCAGGCCCTGTTCACGTGTAAGAACGCGGCCTTTAAGAGGTTCGACGAGTTGATGAACAATGGTGACAACCCTTATTATGCGAGAGAGGTGCGTCAGGCAAGAATCTACACGCTCGAATCGGCACCCCAGTGTTCTGAATTTAATGTCATCGACTGTTGGGTGCTTGGCCGTTAGCGGCTGGATGGGAGCAATCCCGTCCTCTATATTATTAACCATTAAAACAATAGAATTATGTACGAAGTATTGAGAAAGTATTCAGAGGACAAGAAGACGAGAGTCATGGTGTATTACTCAGAGTGTGGCGATAGCCCAAGAACTTGGAGTAATTCAGCACACTTCATTATGAAAGCCCCTTATGGCGATTCAGAGGATGTGGACGGTGAACTGGATTATCTGTGCGACAAGTACAGAATCAAACGAGAGCAGCCGTGGCTTGACATCGTTGACAAGCTGTCGAGATACATCGTGATTAAGCCGATATGTATGTATTCGCATGGAGGCTCTACGGTGTACTTCGGCGTACCTACCGACCCATGGGATAGCGGCTACACTGGGTTCGCCTACATTACGAAGGATGAGACCATTGAGTGCTGCCCGAAATCCAAGAGGAACTGGCGAGAGAGAGCCGAAGAGATTCTGAATGGAGAAATGGAGGCTCTTGGCAGGTATGTGCGTGGCGATGTCTACGGATTCATCGAGGAAAAACTTAACGAGCCGTCCGATGAGATGAAGTCAGCCCCGGAGTACGATGAGGAATGGTGGCGTGACAATGATGAAAATTGGACTGAAACAGATTCCTGCTGGGACTTCTACGAGGACGCGGACAAACTGGCCGACGATGTGCTGGCCGGTGCCGTGTGAGTTACGGGCGGACTTCGGTCCGTCCACGAATCATTAATCAATTTAAAACTTAGAATTATGACACGAGAAGAGATTAAGAACTACCGCAAGGAGTTTCCGTACCTGTCAAAGGACGTGATTGAGTATCTGAAGAAACACTCAAAGAAGGTTACTGAACGTGGGTTCAGGAACGAGTTGAAGCGTGAGAATGACAAGTTCGAGGCTTTGGCCAATGAATTGCCCGTCATTCACATCGACATCGAGATTGAGTGGAAGAAGAACCAGACTTGGGGCTACAATCCTACAGCGACCGCTTGGGTGCAGTATTCCGACAAAAGTTGGAAGAGCGCTACGGCCCGTTGTAGCGGTTGCGGTTACGACAAAGCCTCTACGGTCGTCGCTGAGGTGTTGACGGAGTTGTGCAGCGGTATGCTGTGGAGGAACCGCAGAAGGGCTAAGAAAGCCCCGTATGGTGCCAGATACAATGAGACTGGGTGGCCTCCGGCTTTTGAAGGAGGGATAGGAATGAATTGCTACTACGACGTTGCCAAGTTCCTCGGTGGGAAGATGGAGCATGTGGCAAATGCCAAGACGTATGACAAGTATGTCTTTACGTTCTGACGGGTGGGCCTTCATTGGCCCGCCTACTATCAACCAATTAAAACAATGAGATTATGAAACAGAGATTCAATGTAGGCAAAAAATTAGCCTCATGGGTGAAGTTACAGCCGAACGGCAAGTCAATATTCGACATCAGAGACCAGTACAGACGGCTCGTGATTATGATTATCTCCAAGCAGGTGGCCGAGACGAAAAGGCTCATCGCCGAAGGAGTGATTACAAACGAAGAGCAATACAAGGCTCATCGAAAGGAGCAGAACCAAGTCCTTGATAAATTGTACGACACAGCGCACGCGATGGTGTTCAAGCTGTACCGTGGCGACTTCACTCTTCTTGCATGAGCAACGGCTGGCTTTCGGGCCGGCCACAAACATTAACCATATTAAAACTTACAGATTATGAAATTGAACAGAGAGAACGTCCTTCAGGTCATCATGGACTGGGAGGATATAGAATGGGATGTGGATAACGACAATATGGACGCATACGAAGATCAGTTTGAGCAGGTCTACGAGGACGAGGAAGTCATTGACCGTTATTTCCATTCGAGTGTGAACGACGATGTGGAATTTATGATTACCACGGACAAGGGAGAGGACGAGACACATCTGTCCGAGGTGATGACCATCAAGTTCGATGAGTGTGGCGAGCCACAGGACTACGAGGTCGACGAGCTGCGTGACTACATCACCAACGGTTGCGAGTGGCGTGATAGGAGAATGTGTTAGTCTTATGGGCGGCATTAAGTTGCCGCTCCCAATCAATAACCAATTAAAACAAATGAATATGGAAAAGAGTGAATTTTTCTACGAGAACGGAGTTCTGAACAATGACGGTGTATGCGAATTGAGACATCAGGTCAAACTTGGCAGCATCTACGTACATGACTACGACAACAACCTCGGCCTGACTGCCGAATCGGTCAGTGACTTCTTTGACGGGTTCTTGGAATACACCTCGTATGAGGCGTCCGAACTCGGAGGCGACATGGACGATTACGACAACGACGGCTGTCTGAGGCAGTATTACTCCAGTCTTGACCACGACCCGTTCGTGAAGGACATTACGGACGAAGAGAAGGAGGACAGGAGGCTGCGCGAAGAGAAGTCGTTCGTGAAGGTCGGTGCCATCGTTAGAATTGTCGACGATGACAGACTTTACTTTGTGAAGGGCATCGAGAGCAACGAGCTTTGGGACAATCTGACCTACGTCACTGTTCAAAACGGGAACAAGAAACACGATGTGTACCTCGAGGATATTGAGGAACCGCACGAGAGTGACCGATACGAAATTGAACGCTTAACGACTATGCGTGAGTTGTTTAACAAGTATTCGAGAGATTCTTGGCAGCGTGCGTTCTTTCAGAACTGCATGGACGATTTGTACTACGGATGTGGCTGGGGATGGATTAAGGAGAACGACGGATTCGTCAAGGAGCACGATGAGGCCGAGTGCAGGGAGGTGTTTGACACCGCCTATCAGTTTATGGCCATGTCTGACTGACTTAGGGTGGGCGAAAGCCCGCTCACGATACTAACCAATTAAAAAGATAGATTATGAAATTAGCAGAGAAAATCAAGCAGGAAATATCCAAGAACTTGGATTACAGTGAGATTGAGAGAGTCTTTACAGACTTCTTTATGAGCAATCCGAGCGGTCGCATTATCGTCAACTTCGGGTGGTTACTACCAAGTGACCCTCCAATCGTCCTTGATAAAGAAATCGCATACCTCAAGGCCGAGTATGCGGCGAATTTCATTGAATGGGGCGAAAGCAATGGATTCAGATGCGTTATCCATTTCGGAAGCTCTGGGCAGATTCACAGCATATACGTGACGTTGCTCTAAAACGGTAGGCCATCAGCCTACCACAAGTACTAACCAATTAAAACGAATGATTATGGGAACAGAACTTTTTCAGAGATGTGTCAGTGCGTTGACAAACGGACTTGACACGGATTATCTCGACGCGAACTTTATGAAGTATCAGTTGTTGAACGACTTCTTCGGCGAGTGTCACGATTCGTTACATATCTACTATCTGTGGGACGATGACGAGGTTGCCGACCTTGTGAAGTTCAAAGGGCGTGAGTTTGTCAAAGACCTTCTGAATAACGCCGGACGGACCGAGGACGAGATGTTCTACTTCTCTGACGCAGACAACGATGTGTTCAAGAAGGCAGACATTCCATCCTTGTATGACTATTATAAGGAAGAGATTGTGTTCAGAATCGTGTTGTTCCCGAGTTTCAGCGAGTATGAGACTTGGTACAGCGCTTACATCCGTGAGGTGCTGATTGAAGGCCTCGGCGTTCGTCGTGAGATGTTCTAAAAAGGTCGGGCATTGGGTTGCCCGTCCGCATTATTAACCAATTAAATTGAAAGATTATGATACAGATTAAGAAGAACGATTACGTTCAACCCACGGAAGTGAGAGGGGAAGTTGTACAGGCCATTTGCGATGCGTTCCTGTTTCGGTCGCACGTATTTAATATCTATCATCCGTTTAGCGATGGGCCTGGGAGACGTTTTGGAAAGTATGTTATAGCACCATTCCACGACGGAGTATTCTCAATGTTCGGGAATGACGCACATGGATATAATGAAAGTTACAACATCCGTGGCGTGGAGATGAAGCGAGCGTTTGAAGAGTTGATAAAGGCTGGGTACCACATGTTCAGAGTAACCGAATATGGCTGGTCAGGTTATAGATTGTCGAAGTCACCAGTCCCTTCGCAGAATTGGAAAAACGCAGAAGAGGTATTCTCATTCGATGATAAAATCGACTGAGTGACCAACGTCGGGTATTAAGTTACCCGACTTCAATATTAACCAATTAAATATAGGAATTATGAAAGAGAGTTTGACATCAGAAATGAGAAATGATTTGAGCAACAATGGAGTTACAGTTATCTGCAAGATGAAGGATTGCTGGGCTGCATATCGCAGGTATGAAGCGCTTGGAGGACGTATTCACTACAATTTTGGCCGCGTGTATTACTGCGGTACGTTCGCCCACTACGAGGTCCAAGGGTGCGAGATATTCGACAATCTGGCCGAATGTGTGGCGGCTCTGTGCAAGTTCTTTGGTATAAGAATCAATATAGAGTTTTAACATAAAACATCAATTCTATGGTATCGACTTCAATCTTCTTCCTGCTGGCCTTGTTTGGCGCAGCGGCTCTGTTCATCATCATCGAAGAGATGGATGACTGAACGGAATGGCGGTGAGTAACCGCCAGCAATGTGTAACCATTTAAAACAAAAGAATTATGAGCAGAATTTATAGTTTAGGAGCTGTTGTCAATGGGTTTCTCCTTCGCCACACCGGAAATACTGCAAGGAATATAGAAACTGGCGCAGAAGTCCCTATGACGAGAAAAGAGTTTAGAAAATTCGTGAAGGACTTCCACGGAGAATTTCAGAGAGAACCAAAGCTCGGTGAGTATTTCAATGTACGCACTGGCAAAGTGGAGAGGCTGTGGGGCCTCGATTAATGAACGGATGGGCTTCGCGGCCCGTCCTCCAAGTATAACCAATAAAACGAAAAAGATTATGAAAAAGAAAGATGAGTTCAAGCCTCAAGCAGGCTATTGCCTCAGTAACTATGGAGGTATTCAGATTGAAGTCAATGACTGTGGCGACATGGTACGCTATCAGTGGTACGACCTCAAACCGAGTATGAGGTGGCTGCCTATCCGCTATAATATGAAGGGCGACCCGTTCTTCGTAGCGAGAGGACAAAGGTGGTACCTCAGCAACTTTATGAGGTATAACGTATTTCATTAAGGGTGGCGGTAAGCCGCCTTCTATTCATTAACCATTAAAAACAAGTAGAATATGAAGACAATCACAATGAAGAGCCTGACGAGTAAGTTGGGAGCGTTCGTAAGAGTTGAGAAGTTTGACAACGGTACTGGTAACAACCTTCTTGTCGTATTTGAGCACGGTTCGATTTTGGAGTCGTACCTCTCTGTGGTAGCCGCCAAGTATTACGACAAAGACATAAGCGTGATGTGTCTCGGCGTAGACCATAACGCTTCAACAACAACATCTAAGTACGTAAAGATGTACACCGGTCTTGACTCAAAAACCCGCGAGAAATGGCTTGAAGAAGGACTGGCGGTCAGAATCAAATGACCGAGGCGGTACATCACCGCCTGCAACATTATTAACCAATTAAAAAACAAGAATATGGAGAAAAAAGAAGTTTCAATGGAAATCGAGAAGAAGTTCCAAGAGTTGAAGTCAAAGGGCGAGTTCAAGCCCGTTGTATATTCCGCAGAGGTGCTGCACTTCGAGGACAACGACGATTCAGAGTGTTTCTACTCGGATAGCGCAGGCTATGCGTTCGATTTCGATGAGGCATGGAGCATCTGTGACGACGTATGTGCGGAAGACAGCGAATACAAAGCCGAGAAAGGTGAGTATCTTAAAGTCGAAGTGTTCATGTCGCATATCGAGCGTGAGGACTGGGATAAGGCATCCACGTTCAACGATCTTATGCAGACGCTGGACTGGGAACCGGACGACAGCTCATCCGACGACTACGTCCATTACATCGGCTATGATTACGACAATATCGAAGGCACGGTGTACGTAATATGGAAGTGGGTCCAGCATGTGGGCTATGCCCGCAAGTTCATGGGCCTCGGCTACGGGAATGAGGGCGAGACGGAACACGACATTATGACTTTCAATGAAGAGAGGGTCGGTGCGGTGAACATGTCAATCCTCGTATGGGAAGAGTGCATGGAGCTGGATAACTACCGCAACTTTAAAAAGCAGCTGTTCGACAAAATCACGCTCCATCTGTTCAGTAAGACGAGCGACTGGAAGTGGACGAACTCAAGAGAAGAAATGGAGAAGGCCGTCAGGGACTTCATTGATGAAATCACCGAGTGATTCATCGGGTGGCGATTCAGTTCGCCGCCTTCAGTATTAACTAAAACAAAAAACATTATGACAGAAGAAAATCAGATGATAGTGGCGCTCGGCACATTCTTTCAGGATGTGTTCGACGGCGGTCGGTATTCGGCCGGCAACGGATGGGCGCGAGGAACGGTTGACGGTACCGACGTTCAAATCAGTTATTCGGAGAGAACGTCGTATCTCGGAGTGAAAACCCCGCTGTTCCATACGAGACAGCGCAGGCATGAGATTACGGATACAATCATTCAGCGCTACAATGCGAAAGAACGCGCATACGTGGCTTCTAAGCGGCTTATCAACCCCGCGTTTGGAATTGACCTTACCGAGCGGAGATAATGCCTTAGAGAGCCTTATTCAAGGTTGGGAGCAATCCCGACCACGCTTGCCTTCTGTTACCGGCAAGTAATTAATACTTTAAGTTACTTTTGGGTGGCGGTCCGTGAGGATAGCCGCCTTCGATTATTAACCAATTAAAACGATAAGATTATGAAACTGACAGAAGGACAGGCATTGTTCCTGATTCATTATTGGGAGATGATAAACGAAGACATTAACAAAGGTAATGTCAACCCTGACGAGATTTTCGACTACTGCTGTGAGCATGAAGCGTATGACAGTACGAGAGGATTTACAGAGCACTGGTTCGAGACTCCTATTCAAGGAGTTCAGTTTATGGTACTGAAGGGTGAGTATGTCCGTGAGCTATCGGACAGAATATTCGTTAAGGGTTCCGAAAAGGCGGACACATTACTGGAAGGCGGTATTTTCGACATACCAGACCTTCGTAAGTATCACTCTGAACTAAGCAGGACGAAGTGATTCGGGCGGCTAAGGCCGCTCACATTGTGTAACCAATTAAAACGATAAGATTATGAAACGATTTTGGACCGTAGAAAGAAGAGTGTGTAACCCGAATCTTGGGTACACAGGGACTGAGTACGTCGTGTACGTTGAGACAAAGCAGCTCGCATACAAGGTGATTGACGACATGGTATCGGAAGAGCGTGAGTTCACCGACTTTGAGAGTGTCAAGTTCCGCAACCGTGACCACCGCGCTACGATAACCTTCAAGGATAAGTTCCAGAGGATTATCGAGGCGAAGGCGCAGATGATGGTCACTGAAAAAGACTACAATATGTGAGAAATAATGTTCATATTAATATTAACCATTTAAAAATCAACGCTTATGATGTTCTTTTTCGTACTGCTGGCGTTCGGTCTTGACACTATCCTGAAGATTACAGGACAGCGCAAGGACTGATTCCGGCAAAGGTAACGGGTGGCGATTAGGTTCGCCGCCTTCACAGACAATTTTCAAGTAATAACCAAATTAAAACTTATACTATTATGGCAAGTAACATTATGAAATGGGTGAAATGCACCGGCAAGACAGAGGACGTGAAGGATATGTGGGCTTGGTTCCACTCCCTTCTCAAGTACAGCGACGACTACGAGGACACGATGGTCTTCGACGAGGCCCGCGTGAGGGAAGAGACAGAGTCCAAACGCTTCTATGACGAGCAAGTGACCCATGACCTGAACTTCCATGAGATTACCTGCATGGGATTCAGACAGATTGACCGGAACACATTGTGCTTCGAGTTTGACGACATCACACCATACGGGAATATGACCAAGCTGCTCTATATGCTGCGTGTCCTGTTCCCAAAGGTGGACTACAAGTGCTTCGCATCCGACGGCGAAGGCGGTGAGGAAGAAAATGAAGAGGATTAACCAAAAGAAAGGAGGACGATATGAAACGTTATGCAGTGGGAAGTATGGGGCCTGAAGGATGGCTCATTGACGTGAATGACGATTTCGCCACGAGAGCCGAGGCTGAGGCCGCCGCGGAGATTCTTCGCGACGAGTGCGCCTATGACCCCGACATCGTGATAGGTATAGAGGAAGTGGAGGAAGACCCTGTGTGGGCCGACTGGGGATAAGGTAACAGGGATTGTTTTCAGGAGGGCGGTATTCAGTTACCGCCTGCATTGTCTAACCAATTAAAATTAAAGATTATGATTTTTACAGACTACTTATCATTCAAGACAAATTGTGACATCCACAATGAAGAGTTGAAAATGTACGACACGCTCATTGAGTGCGGCGTTCCCGAAAGCATGGTATGCGACTTCCACAGGTTTGTCGTGCAGCATCTCGGATGCGACAGGACGCACAACCTCGTCACGTGCGAGGCAGGTACCATATTCGTCGACAACACCGGATACAAGCCGGGAGAGGTATTGGAGAAGATGGTCATCGTCAATTTTACGAAGGACAAGCTCATCGAGTATGTCCGGCTCTGCAAGGAGTGGAACGAGGTTATCAAGGCACAGAACAAGACCTTCCGTGAGATTCAGCGCCTCAATGTCCTGATTGACTACGAACGTGGTAAAGGACTGGCCGGCGAGGATGCGGTCAAGACCCTTGTGAACGGGCAGGAAGAGATTTCAGCCCATGTGCGCCTCGAAGCAGCCAAGAAATGGAATGTCATCTGCAGAAAACTTAATGCGGTCGTAGCGGATTGCATCGTCTATCCGGTGATTGAGAACAAGGAGGACATTGTAATATTCTTCAACCAGTTCAGCCGTGCCACGGATGACTGAAAAGGACGGGCTTCGGCCCGTTCACTTTACCAACCAATTAAAATGACGGATTATGAAAGAAGTAATGCTGAAGGAGTTGAAGGAAGGAGAGTACTTCAAGTTCAACGAGACAACAAAAGTGGTGTGGGTGCGAGGATATTACGAACGCTCGCTCAAACGCTACGAGTGCTATAAGTTCGATGACGTCAACCATGAGTCGTTCTTCAAGGGCGACCGGAAGGTGTTCGTCGGATTTGAGTTTTAGATTGATAGGGACGGGCATTGGGTTGCCCGTCTTCAATGCCGATATTGGCAGAACCTGAAAAACAAAAAAAACATTATGAAGAAAGGTATTATCGCAATGGCAATGGCCTTGCTCGGTATGGTAGGATGTGTGAAACAGCCCGCAGGAGAGGATTTGACTGCCCGTACAACCGCTTATTACGTGACGATGGTGGATTCCCTTAGCGAGAACAAAATCCTGCCTCAGAGGGAAACTCTGCTCGAGATGGTGGACTTCTGCATCATGCAGATTGATTCCCTTGACGAGGTGAGCAAGTTCCTCTACGCTTTCGGTCCTGACATCTGCCTTGCCGACAAGTATCAGCAATGGATGCGCTACGGAATGGAGTGGCCGGGCGTACAGAGGATAGCCCACTACGTCATAGACAACCACGACCGCATCAAGTACCGCGACTTTAAGAGGTTCCATGACGCAGCCTGTAGGATTGCCGACGTCAGCCAGCGCTCGGACAAGATTTGGGAGGACATCGAAGAGATTAACGGCAGAAAATGAAGGTTGGGAGCAATCCCGACCGCATTGCCCCACATTAGATGGGGACATAATTCAAGTTTTAATTGGTTTATTTTCAGGCGGTTATAATACCGCCTACACATTAACTGAAATTTTTAACAAAAATAAACGCTAAAAAATTTGGTGGGTAATAAAATATAGAGTACTTTTGCGGTGCAACGTTACAGAACTGGGGAGCTGTATGTGGCATAATAGTAAGGATTTGTTCAGTATATTTATATATACTCGTTACCGTACCGCAGCGCTCCCCGGCATTGACTGCGGTACGGTTGTTTTTTTATACCTACCTCTGTTGCTTTAAATTTAATCACATAAGCAATGAATCGAAAGATATACATAGGCATATCGGAACTTGAATGTGCGCGTCGGGATAAGGAATACCTCGAGGCGCTTACTTTCGTGGTTATGCTCAAACAGACTTTCGTTTCATCTTTCGTGAAGGATTCCCGTATCGAAAACTTAAAGTCTATCCTCGGCACCGGCAATACAAAGACGTGCCGTATGCTGAACAACGCCATCGCGTTCGGTCTGGCGAAGAAGGAAGGCAAGGGACTGTCGGTCGGGAAGATTTCAGGCAAGGGATACGCCTACCACTTCTACACACTCACGGAGCCAATGTCGTTCCGATTGAGCGAGAAGAGAAAGTGTATCATGTCATTCCACCAAGTCAAGGTGATGCTTGAAAAGCTTATAATCGAGAACCATATTCAAAAACAGAACAACTGCTGTGATACTATATTTTATAGCGTGAATCCTGTGAGCAACAAGCAAAGACGTTCCTCACAGGCACGTGTCAAGCGTATGTGCGGCGGAAGGGTTGTCGAGAAGACGGACAGACTCAGTTATGAGCGTATCGGCTCTTTGGTAGGAGTGTCACGCTCTACGGCGAAGAAAATCGTCAAGTCGATGGTAAAGGCGCACACATTGAAGGTGAGCCAAAACTATGAACTTGTATGTGATGACGCAGAATTGAGCATCGGAGGTTCGCACAGTGACGAATCTCTCAGACTTTGCGCGAAACATTACGCAGAGTTTTTCAAGGAGCAAGGATATAAGGGTTATCCGGTACTCCGATGGAACAAAGAGACCGGTGTAAGCACTCATATCTCATTGTACGCACAATATGCAAATTCATATCGTGTGGTGAAGAGTAGAGTGACCTATCTCAGTGGCTATACTTGTTTCCATTCCCAAAATTAACCCCTATAATTTTATAGTATTATAGAATGGGTGAATATATGGGCACACGAAGGCGCGGACATGGCGCGAGGGTTAAGTAAAGGCATTAAGAGTTGATATTTATCTAAAACTTAGTGTATTTATAAAATTTTTCGCAAAAATTCGGCCGAATCTCGGTGTTTTTCCGAGAACAAACAAACAAATATCAATCATTAAAACTCAGCGAAAATGGAAAATCAGAAAACTTACGCGGCCTACTTCCGTGTATCCACGCAGAAGCAGGGCCAGTCAGGCTTGGGCTTGGAAAGCCAGCGTGACATCTGTCTTGACTATATCAAATCTGTCGGTGGCGAGTGTTCGGCCATGTTCCAGGATGTGGAGTCCGGTAAGAGTCGCACCCGTAAGGGCCTGTGGGATGCCATCGAGTACTGTAAGTCCAACAACGCCGTGTTGGTGTTCGCCAAGTTGGATCGACTGGCCCGCGACATCGAGTTCACGTTCAAGGTCATCAACACCGGGGTGGAGGTTCACTTCTGTGACATGCCTGTGGTGAATACGATTATTCTCGGCGTGTTCGCCTCCGTGGCCCAGTATGAGAGGGAGCTGACCTCCACCCGTACCAAGAACGCGCTGAAGGCGAAGAAGGAGCGTGACGGCTCATGGAAGGAGCTGTATGGAAAGAACACCGGCGGTTCGTATGCCGAGTCCTGTGCCAAAGCCCGTGTCGAGAGTGCCAAGTCAAGAAAGGATAAAGCGCAAAAAAATCCGCGCAACGCCTTCTTTTGGAAGTTCGTGCAAAAGTACGAGGACAAGCACGGGCGTATTCTCCCGGATACCGACGTCACCGAGGTGGTGTCCGAACTCAACTTCTACGGTGCGCTGACGGCCACCGGGTTGGCCTTCAACAACTGTCGCTTCAAGGCGATGCTCACCAACTGTAGGAGGATATTCGACTCTATATAAAAAGTTAAATAGGGTTAATATGTTTCATATATGAAAATAAATGACTATATTTGTATCGTTATAAACAAATCTAAGAAAAGATGGAAGGAATAGATTATGAAAAAGACTGCCGCGCTGCCTTGGACAAGGTGAGAACCGAAATCATGGCAAGGATGGAGAAGTGCGACATCAGCAAGCGCCAGCTGGCCATCCAATCAGGCGTGACAGCGAGAACGGTGTTCATGTGGCTCAACGGACATTCGGCGGGAATCAACCTGACGACGCTTGTCCGTTTCTGCCTGACACTTGGTGTGGACTTAAAGCTGGAGGAACGGGCATGAAGATTCAGATTGAAAGAAAGGTGCTGTCCGGCGCTTTGGAGTTCGTCGCTCCGCTGTCGGGGAAGTCGAAGGTGCTTCCCATCCTTGAGAATGTGAAGGTCGTCACGAAAGGTGACAGACTGAGATTGCAGTGTTCCGATTCCGTGAACACGGTGAGAAAGTACGTGCGGGCCATTACGGTCACGGAGGACTGTGAGTTCCTTGTCGACTGCAAGAACCTGTTCGACTTGGTAAAATCGCTCAAATGCGACATTGTCGACATCGAGGTGGACCTGAAGGAGCGTATGCTTACGCTGACACACAGCACAGGTTCCGCACAGATGCCGGCGCCCGACCCGAAAGATTTCCCCGATATTGTGAACAAGGAAATAGAGGCGGAGGTGGACGTGCCCTCGTCGCTGTTCTATGACGCCTGTGAGTACGCGCCCAAGTTCGCCGGCAACAACGAGCTTACGAAGCCGCAGCTCACACACATCTACATGTACGTGGAGAACAACGCCTTCGGTTACTGTTGTACCGACGAGAGCGTCCTGATTACCGAAGAGAATCCGCTGGAGGGCACCGTGCCCGATTGCGGCTGGCTGGTGAATCCGTTCTGTGCGGGCCTTCTGAAGCTCGTGTGCAAGGAGGCTGACTTCGTGAATGTGAAAATCAGTCAGGGCAACATCCAGTACAAGATTGGGGACGCCTACCTGTCTCACCCCGTCCCCGAAGTGAAGTATCCCGCTTTCAAGAGAGTGCTCCCCGTCACCTTTGAGGGAGAGTGCGAGGTGAATGTGAAGGATATGACCTCCGCCGTGCTCCGTGCCGCATCCTTCACCAACAAGGACCGTGACTGCATGAAGGTACACTTCGGACGGACTGAGACCGTCATCGAGGCCGAGTACATCGAGTACGCCAAGAAGTCCAGCGAGAGGGTTCAGTGCGGCTGTAACGCCGAAATGATGATTGGCCTTTCGGCCGGCCGTCTGAAACGCGGCCTTGACGTCTTCAAGGGCAGGGACATTGTCATGCAGTTCAATGACAAGTCAAGACCCGTGGTGCTGCGGGACAAGACAGCACCGAGCAGAATGGTATTGATTATGCCAATGATGGTTTAGCTTTTCGACAAACTTAGTATTAGCGAATTGAAAACACTATAATCATACTTTGGGAAAAAACACAGTGATTATGAGCAAAAGAACATCAAAGTTCGTGGTGGTCCCAACCAACGTGTGGGAGACCGAGCAGCTTTCCCTCGTGGAGAAGGCTGTCCTTATAGAGATAGACTCCGTGGCCAACGACTGTCCGTCACCGAGTTCCATCGCCAAGACCTTCGGCATCTCGCTCGACGAGGTGCGGGAGGCCGTGAAGAGCCTTTCCAAGAAAGGCGCCCTTGACGTCCGGTTCGATGAAGTGGGGAAGCCCACCTACATCACCTCCATGTACAAGGAGGATTATTCAAGGGACGAAAGTAAGATAAGCGTGGAAGGCGTGATGCCGACCGGGGAGAAGATGGATTACGAATACATCGCCGAGATGTGGCAGAAAATCTGTCCCGAGCTTCCCCAGCCGACAAAAATCACAACCAAGCGCCGCCGCAAGATGCACGCCGCCATCAAGGGCAATGACTTCACGCAAAACAACGTCATCCAAGTATTCAGACTCGTTCACGCCAGTGACTTCCTGAGCGGAAGAAGGGCGGGTACCACATGGACCGCCACCTTCGACTGGGTGTTCAAGAGTCCGGACATCATGCGCAAGATTTTCGAGGGAGGGTACTGTTACTCGCCCAACGAGAAGGAATCTTACAAGCAAATCATGGATACCAATCCGATTGCCGGCGAGAAACCCAAGCGCTTCGTGACCGTGCTGGATGACGAGTTCCAGTAGGAGTTTTTCATGTTTTATATTATTTCGTTTTCCGGCGGTACGGCAGGCGTGTCCTATGCCGCCGGTTTTATTCTCTTTAATTACAGTTAAAACAAAACAAGCAAATGATTGCAGCACAGACATATACGTCCTCAATGAACAATTTTATGAGGATGAGCGAGCAGGATGTGCGTGTCGCTCAGGCGTGCGCGTACAACGGCCAGCTCTCCGAGTTCGACTTCCGTTACAAAATCAAGCGTGACACCGAGGAAATCATGCAGAAGCTCGACAAGGAAGAGCAGGTGTTCATCGGATACCTCCCGCTCGTCATCTCGCACCTCGCGTGGATGTACGCCTTCAAGGTGAAGGATTACGCGGTACGGCACAAAATATCGTCGCTAAGGCCTCTTACAAGGCTTCTGACGCAGGTTCGCCAGCGGTATGAGGAAGTTATCAGCCAAGACCTTTCAAGCGCCCATACGCGCTCCATTTACGACGAGGCCGAGAGGATGTTCAACGAGTGCCAGTGGGATTTCACCACGCTGTACTTCTCCGTCAGCAATTCCCTGAAGAAGGCCCATCCCGACGTCACCCACGACGAGATGCGGACTTACGCCTTCATGGGCATCATCTTCATCGACATCCTCGAACAGCACAACAAAGATGCCGACAAACTCGTGGAGAAGAAACTGGGCGGCGACCAGCAGACCATTACCAATCCGTGCATGACAGCCCTGCGGCTTGTATTACGTGACTACGTGGACTCGCTGGCCATTCCGTATGACACATGTATCCAGCTCGGCATCAAGATTTTCCGTAAAAATCTGAAAAAAGTGAAATTTCCCGTGCTGGGCGATTAAAAAAGCCACTATATATTTGTTTATCTGAATAATTGTCTGTATCTTTGTGGCATGGAATATAAGGAAACAGACAGAGATTCGACAATGAAGGACTTCTTCAAGATGGCAAGAAGGCTGGGACTGTGCAGGGAGTACACCGCGAAGTGGGCGTCCTGCAAGACCAAACGTCAGCTGATGGATGTGGCGCTCGACGCCAACGGACTCCCTTGGGTGGCCGGCTCCATCGCTGACGGATGGGGTCTCAGCCAAGACTACATCGAGAAGGAGTTTTTCGGTTTTCTGAACGGCCGGTACGTGCACGACAACAACGGGTACACATCGGCCATCTATGTAAACACCGCCTTTGTCCCCGTACACACCACGGCGGCCCTCGTCATCGGCTGCCACGGGGAGATACACACAGACCGCCTTTGCGAACTACATGTCGTGGACTCAAGTGTGAGCGTGACGGGCGAATCCGCCTGCAATGTGTATCTTTACAATTCCACAGTCACCAACATGGGCGACACGAAAGCCCGCATCAAACAGAGAGAAAAATGAGCAACGGAGTGAATTTTTACATCAGGCGCTACGGCAAGGACGAACAGCAGGTGGATATAGAGAAAGAGTTCCACTGCATCTACTCGTCGCTGAAGAACTCACAGGAGTGGGGAGCCGTGAAGAATGTCTATACCGAGTCATACCCCGGAGAGGACGGAGTGCAGGTCTACGTGCCCGAGACACCGGCCTTCGAGGCGGTCGACTGCGAGCTGACACTGCTGTTCCAGTCATCCACGGCGATGGACGACGAGCAGAAGTTCATGGAGTTCGTGCAAGGGAAGAGGTTCGAGTGGTACGACACGTTCCGCAAGCGCTACATCGAGTTCTACTCCGCCGAACAGCCCACTCTCGTGAGCGAGAAACTGTATGCCGGCAAAGGCTCCTACCGTGAGGTCAAGTACAAGTTCAAGAACTTCATGGGAAGAACCTATACCGAGAGCCAGTACGAGGCCCTGTCGTGACAGCCACCTTTGATTACCAACCAAATTAACCTTTGATAAAATGAAGACAATAGAAGAAATCAACGAGTTCATGCGTTCGGTGGGCGTGACCGCTCCCGTGAGGGCCAAGAAGGCGCTTGAGCGTATGGGCTTCAAGGACCTCGAAAGGATTGAATGGAAGAAAGGCCCGTTCCTTCTCGGCGACTTCCTCGAATGGCTGTTCGCCGATGACGAGGATTCCGAAGAGGGAATCGAGCGTACCGCCGACATCAATCCGGGTGATGTGGTCGTCACCATCGACAAGGACGAACAGGAGGTGTACAAGACCGTGCGTTACGTGTTCTATGACGAAGAGGAAGGCGAACACATGCTGGCGTTCACCGACCTGACGTGGGACTATGCCTCCGACGTGGCCAAGTGTGCCGTGCAGGGCACCGAACGCTTTAATATGGAAGATGCACTTCGTAGAACAATGGACTGACAATATGGAACTGAATCTTGAAGAATGTCTGAAGGCGGCTGGGATAGCCGTCCTTCCGGCCGTCGCTGACAGCAGTAACGAGAAGACTTGGGTACAGGCTGTAGCGCTCGTAAAGAAGGTGGATGGCACCAAGAACTACGCCATCGTCCGCCGTGTGGCAGACGGAGGAAGCCCCGAGCTTAGACGGGACTTCGGACGTCAGGCCGCCATCTCTGAGATTGTGGAGGTTTACCCCTACGTGACCATGAACCGGAAGGTGTTGGACCGCTTCCGCGAACAGGATAACCTGATGATGGTACTCACCTCGCGCTGCGGTCTTTCGTACAGCGACGCCACGGCCCTTATCGCAACCGACGGAAAGAGCGAGGACAAGCTGAAAGATGACCGCGAGACCGTCAAACAGCTGACTTGGGACGCCGCCGCACGGCACTCCATCGAACTGGACGCCGAAGAGGCCCGCTGCGCCGAGAAGGAGGCTGAGGCTGCCCGTCTCGCCGAAGAGAAGGCGGCTGAGAAAGAGAAGGAACAGGAAGCTCAGGAAGCAGTTGAAAAACAGGCCTCCATCCCCACGTCCGGCAAGCGTCGCAATTACAAACGCAAAAAGCCTATCTGATGGACGAACGGACAGTAATCCAAAGAGTGCTTTCTTCCAAAGGGATGTCCGAAGAGGATTTCTATGGGAGAAAGCGAACAAAGGACTTGTGTCTTGCAAGGGCTTTGGTGATGTACTACCTGCATTTCAACATGAATGTGTCAACATATCATATTGCTGATTCGCTCAACAGAAACAGACGCAATGTGTGCCGTTGGATGGCTCACACGAAGTTCCAGCTTGAGCATGACACTTACCTACAAAGCGAATACAGGAAGGTGCTGAGCGCTATCGGTGTTTAACTTTAAAAAACAAGGATACAAATGGCAAAAGGAAAAGAAAAGGCTCCCTCACAGAGAAAGAAGGAGATTATCAACAAGATTATCGGAACCAGCAATGACGCACGTTTTGCAAAAGAACTTGCATACCAGTTACTCGATGTGCAGCGTGAGATAGATAACGGCGCCGATGAAGTCCGTGTGACAACAAAGTCAGTAACTGATACCATCGACTTCGGTGCGGTTAAGTTCCAACGCTGCAACCAAGGTTTCCTGTTCACCGCAAAGGGTGGGATGATTACACTTGTGGAGTGGCGTATGGCGCGTCTGTGCGGGCTTATTCAGAAACTGTTCGACATCCGTGACAATCCGTCGGAGGATGAGGATGCAAAGAAAACGGAGAAAGCGTTCACGTCAGCTATGTGCTACATCTTCCAGTCGCCTATCTTCGCCTGTGTAACGCAAGGCGCTTTGTACAAGATTGCAGCCTGTGAGCTTGAAGCGTACAACGAGGCGGTTGAAGAGAAGCTTGAAAGAGCAAAGGATGAAGAGCCTACAGAGGAAGAGTATAAGGAAGCCGCTGAGGGGGAAGCTATGGAAGAAGCCATTTCCGCTGTCGCTGACGCGGCTGACGCTCTGCCGAAAGAATGACTTACTTGCATACATATAGAAAAGGGAGGCCTATACAGGAACCTCCCTTTCTTTTTTTTTAGTTGACGCGCAAGCACCATTTTCCCGCGCTGTTCTGCGTGAATGAATTGCTGAATTTCGTGCCGAACGCGGATAGGATGTCACGTATCTCCTTGACCGCCGAGAGTATCTGCGCATTGGTCGTCGCATACTGGGCGCGTATCATCTCGATAGCCTCCGTAATCTGCGAGTTCGTGTCAGCCACGTAGAATCTCATGGAGTTCAGGTAAGCCTCGATGGCCGCCGCCTGTGGCTCCGTGATGTTCGTGATGCCCTGTTGCAGGTCGGAAAGCACCGCCTCGCCCGAACTGAGGTATCCTAACTGCTCCAGCCAGTCCTTCAACTCGGTATTCAGCTTCGAGGTAATCTCGTCCTTACGTGCGTTGATTTCGGCCAGTTCCTCCTTCGTAAGAGATTCGCCGCCGGAGGAATCCTCTGCCAGCGAGGCGTCCACCAAATCAAACAGCTTCTGCATCCTCTTGCCAACAATTCTCAATGTTGCTTGTTTCAGGATAAGATTGTCGATATAGTCGTCCCACTTGTCCTGCAAGGCATCCAATCCGTCACCGGTTTCCTTATAGGCGTCCAGCCACGCACTCATAAACTCTTCGGCAGCCGACTGCATGTTGGATGCGGAGCCGAATCCGCCAAGGGCCTCGAGTTCGTCCTCCAGCAATTCTTTCAACTGCTCGTCCAAATCCTCGATGGCCTGCTGGTACTCTCTCAGCTTGTCGTGGTCGGTGCTCTTCTTGTCCTCTTCCAGTGCAATCATCTGCTTGTAATAGGAAATCTGCGACTCGATGTTCGACTTCGCCTGCTTGGTACCGCTTGTAAGGTCGTCAATCCGGTACGCGCTGTCAATGGCCTTCTCCAACTTCTCGTAGGCCCGTTCAAGGTCTTCCACCTTGTCTTTCAAACGCTCAATCTGACGTTCCTTAGCTTTATCCCCGGCCTGCAACAGAGCGGAGAACAACCCTACCACAGCGGTCAAAGCCGTAGCGATGATACCGATGATGCCGAGTGTGGAGTTAATCTTTTGGCTAAGTGCCACAAGTACGATACCCAGCTGTACGGCACCGTTCACCAAGTTCTCAGCGAACTGAATCCAAGCCTCGTCGGTCTCGTTAAGCTCACCCTTCACAGCCTTCATGGCATCGCTCACACCTCCGATAACCTGATTGCCTATCTGGCCGATTGCTTGCAGCTGAGCTGTAAGTTTCTGCGCGGCTTTCTGCGCCTGAATCTGTGCGTCATTGGCATCAACGAGGTTGTTCACCTTCTGTTTAAGAGCGACATTCTGCTGTTTTGTGGCGTCGTATTCCTCGCGGATAACGTCGTTCCCCATATCAAGGTACTGAAGTTGTTCCTCGCTGAGGCCGGCAGAGTTCTCATTGATGTCGTAAATGTCGGCGTCAATATTTCGGATAACTTCGAGGTCTGCAAGATACTTCTCGTTTTCACGAAGGTCGCTCTCACTTCCGATAAGCTTCTGCTGAATCTCGTCAGCCGAACCGAACTCTTTCCTGTACTTCGCGGCCTCTTTGAAGGCCTCTACGTAAGCTTTGACATTTCCGTTGTCAAACTTAGCCTCCACTAACTTTTCCTTATACTGTGCCAGTTGCCGAATCTGCGAGAAGTTCAGGTTCTCAGCGTGCTGCTGAATCTCCGAGATTTTATCAATCATGGAATCCAGCGCCTTGTTGGATACGTTCGTAAGGTCTTGGAATATCTCAGAGAACGTGGACGTACCCATCAGGGCCTTGAAATCAAGTTCTGCGAGTTTCGACTCGAGTTCTTTCTTCATGCCTTCTGTACCGGCTACAAGCTGGTGCTGCCACTCACCGATTTTCTGTTGGAGAGCCTTCTTCTCTTCGTCGGTCGTATCAGAGCTGATAAGCTTACCCTGCGCTTCTGATATAGCCTTCTTCATCATCGACTGGAACTCGGTGATTGCCTTATAAGCATCCAGCTTCTCCTTTGCAATATCCGAGTACGTGGTGGCGAGATACTTGTTGTAGTTTTTAAGCCTCTCCTGTAACTCCTTATTCTCCGAATCGGTAATTCTCTTGTCGTACTCCTTATACACCTTCTCGCCTTCCGAGCCGAACTTCTTCTGATTGACGAGGATTTCTCGATAAAACGTATTCAGCTTCTTCTTGACGTCTTCAAGTGTGACAGGAGTGCCACCTACCATGTACGCCATGTCAATATTCAAGCCCATGCCCTGCAACTCCTTCGTCAGATTGTAGTTGGCGAAGAGTTCGTCAAGTTCCTTCTTGAAGTCCTCCATACCCATAGTCTGGACTTCCACGTCAATCGACATTGAGGTATCGGAGATTTTCTTCTGAACCTCGTTCATCAGGTCGTTGTACTGCGCAGGCAGCAAAGACTTCAGACGCTGGAAGGCGGCAACAAGTCCTTTATCGTCAACATCGCCGGCAATCAGGTCTGTAATGCTAAGTCCGCTAACCTTGTCAAGTCCGGCGTCAGAGAACAGTTTGCTAAACGCTTCCGTAATACGCTCGTTAGTAGCCTCGGTGGAGAAGTTTTTAAGGCTCTCCTTATACTGTTTGAAGAAGTCCTCGATATACTTCACACGGTTTTTCCACATTTCAAGAACGGGGTCTTTACCTCCAGACTTTTCTTTGGCGTCATTAGCACCGGTCTCGTCATATACCTGCGCGATATACTTCAACGCCTCGGCCATTTGAGCGGTGTCGTTTACTTTTTGCTCGGTGATCTTATGCTCGTCGAGGTATGACTTCTTCTGCTCGTCCGTCAGTGACTGATAGTGCTTCTGCGTCTTCTCGGCTTCGTCAGCGGAAGCTTTCAGGCGTTTCGCATAGGTAGAGTTAGCCTCTCCGTCGTTCTTGCGGTATTTGGATAACTCATCCAAGTTTACCTTAAACTTCTTTGCTGCGTTCTCATATACCTGCGACTCTCGCTCAAGAGCGTCATTTTTTTCCTGAATGGCTCTCTGTTCGACTTCGTTTGCCGCTGTGATAGCCGCATCGTCCACGTCAGAGAACACATTCGTTTTGAATAGAGTCTGCGCAATTCCGTTGATGGCTTTCTTCAGCCAGTTTACTTTGCCGAGTACCTGAATAATCTTGTTCGTCGTATTGCCAAGATTCTGCACGGCAAGCTTGGAGAATGATGCGAAAGCATCCTTCTTCAATTCGGAAATATTCTTTTCCAGCTTGAACGCATTTGCCGCAGTGTCAAGTAACTCGGGATTCAACTTGATGCCCATATCGGAAGCCATCCGTTTGATGCTCTCTGAAGCTTTGGAAAGTTCCTTATCCAAGTTCTTCATCTGCTCGGCATCCTCTTCAGTAGGAAGCTTGACGCGGGAAAGAGCCTCACGCTTGAACTTCATGTCCGCATAGGCTCTGATGGTTTTCTCCATCGGTGCGTACACCGCGTCGAAGTCATCCTTAATAGAGTCAGCCACACGTTCGGTCATAGCGGTTGCAATCTCATTCATCTGCTTCTTAAGCGATTCAATGCTCTTCTGTTCTTCGTCGGCTTTTTGCCGATAAAGGACTTCCTTCGTCATATCGGTGGCGTATTCAGCCTGCGCGTTGTACCGTTTTACAGCGGCTTCCAAATCGGCTATCTTCTGCTCGTAGTTCTGTACCTTATTGGATAACTGGTCCAACGGAGCGGATGCCAACATCTTATTGAAGTCATCCTGTACACTTACGCCTCCTGTCGTGGCAAGCGTAAGGTTGCCCTCGGCCTCGATAATCTTGTCAATGTCCTTCGTCACATCCCTGAAGTCCTTGCCTACAAAGAACCCGTTCACCCAAGAATTGAGCTTCTTTGTGTCGATATGGCCGGCGAAAGCGTCAGAGAAGCGTTGTCCGATTTTTTCGGCGGTATTCTCCAGTTTTCCGGATGCAAGTTCTTTTGTGATTGTCTCGGTCCACTTGTTAACCGCATCCTTTGTAACATACTCGTCGAACACGTTCTCTCCCATCATGCTCTTCCCAATGTCCTTCATCTTCTCAAGAGCGTCGGTGTAAGCCTTTGACTGTTCGATTGCTGTCATCTTCTTGTCGTATTCCTGAGCGGCGTAATACTTTGTGATGGCATCAGTCGCTTCTGTATAAGCACCGGCACTCTTCTTGATATAATCCTCTTCCAACATATACGTAGGGAGGATTTGGCTGTACACGCGCTTCAACTCGGTCAACGCTTCCTGACGGTCTGAATACGGCTTCGTAGTGTCCGACACTACATCGGCAAGCGTTTTATAGTTCGCTATATTCTCGTCGAGGTGCCCTTTTTGGGTTTCACCGATGCTCTTCATTTCATCAGCGAGCTGTTCCGCGGCGTCGTCGGCCATCAAAAGGTATGTTACAAGCGACCCTAACGCAACGATGGCAAGACCGACACCGGTGCTTGCGAGCGCTTTCTTTACAGATGCGCCAAAAAGTTGCGCCGCGGTGGCTCCGCTCCTAAGCTCCATTTTCGCCAATGACAACTGCAAGCGTATTCCTTGAAATGCCGTAATGCACTTTGTTCCCAAGTTGTATATGGTAAGCAGCACATACTTGTAAGCGGCCCATCCCACGAACGCGGCCGCAGCCGCCTGTATCACATTCGCAAGCTGGCGCCATGACTTGATTAGTGAACGGATAAGAGTGAGGACACCGGAAATGGCCCCCTGCCCTTTCTGACCGATTTCGTTCATCATCAAATCGTACTGGTCCTTGATACGCTGCATCTGACCCCAAAGGGAATCCGCCTGCTTCTTCTGCATATCATAGAACATTCCTCCTGCGCTGGTGACTCGCGTAAGCACCGCTTCCACATCCTTGAACGTAACCATCTTCTTATGGATGCGGTCTGTCACGTCAGCCACGCTTACCATCTTTCCTTCCAACTCGGTGTAATAATCCGCAAGGTTCTGTGCGATGTTGAATCCGGCATTGGTGAACTGGCGCACATGCAGCTGTTGCAAAGCGTTGTTTGCCTTGATGTGTCCGTACACCAAAATAAGTCGGTCAATATCGACGCCAAGTCCGGCGGAGATGTCGGCCAGCATCTTTACCGAAGGCTTCAGCTTCTCAGCAGCGACTCCGAACGCAGCCACCTGCTTTGTGGCACGCTCCAACTGCATGATAGAGAACGGGGACTCAAGTGCCATGTTCTGAATGTCCTTGAATACGTCGTTTGCCTTATCCACATCCTGCAAGATGGCGCCCAATGCGATACGCTGCAACTCGAACTGTGCACGGATGTCAACCATCTTCTTGGCAAAGCCCACAATGCCTGCCACGGAGAACGCCGCGGCAAACTTGTTGTGCATCTGTTCGGCAAGCGACGCAGCTTTGTTCTGTTGGTTGTTCATCTCGCCCATTGCCTTCTTGATTTGGTCGATGCGCTCCTTCGTTTGGCTGAGCTGCGAGTTCATGCGGTTCCACTCATTAGAACCGAATTTCGTATTCGCCATAGCGGCCTTCAACTCTTTGTAAGCCGCCGTAAGGTCACGCAGATTACCGGAAGTTTTTGCATTGCTCACGGCAAGTTGTGCGGAATTGAAGGATGCCTCCGTTTTCCCTTTTAGGGCTGCATTGTAATCGTTCTGCGCCTTCGTAAGACGTTGGATAACCTCGCGCAGGTTGTCGGCCTGTCGTTTGTTTGCCCCTTCCGTATCGACAAGCTTTGACAGTGCTGCCTCGCAGTCCTTAATGGCCCGAGCGCGGTTCTCGTATGTATTCGTGAACCTGCCGCTCTTATTGTTGCCGTTAAGAATCGCTTCCGCCTCCTTCATTGCACCTGTATAGGACTGGAGATACTGCTGGTAGCGCTGCTGCTGGTATTGATAGCGCTCGTCGACGGCTTTACGTGCCTGTACGGCACGCTGTGTCTCTGCTGACGCAAAGTCGTCCAGCGTGCGCTGGTTGGCTTCCATTTCCTTCTGTATGCGGTAGTCGGTAATCTCGTTGATATTCTTACGCTCAAGTTCGGCCATTTCGGACTGGTTGGCCGAGTATGTGGCGTTCAAAACGTTGTAAGCGGATGTCTGTGCGGATGTAGGCGTGCCGCCTTTCGCTATCAGGTCGTTATATTCCTTCAGAAGCATATTGATTTTCTCCTGTTCGTTATACAACTTCTTATAACGTGATACATCCTGATTCTCGGATTTCTTAGCTTCCGCAGCCGCGACTTTTTGGACGGCGTCAGCAAGGTCGTAGTTCTTCTTTGCCATAATATCGGCACGGTCTGACTGGTATGCCTCACGTGCCGACTGGGCAATAGAGCTGTACCCTCTCGATACCTCATTGATATGCGACTGAATTTCGCGTACTTGCTGAACGAGGTATTGGATATACTCCTTCTGCGCTTCCGTAGCATGGCCCTGAGCCTTCGTATCCACCTGCACGTTTTTCAGCTCCTTCTCATAACGAAGCTTCTCCGCGTAGAGCGCGGTAATCTGGCGCTGTGCGGAAAGTTCCTCGCTGGTAGGTTGCAAGGTGGACTTGCTCTGCGCGTTAACGAGTTCCTGCGCTTTCACAAGTTCTTTCGACAGTTTGTCAGTATAATCCACCAACTGCTTCTGCCAAGCGAGGTAAGCCTGCATATTGCGCGTATCGAAGGCTTTTTGGTTGTCCTCTGACAACGAAATGTAGCGAGCGCTAAGCGAAGCGAGCTGCTGGTCTATATCCTTGATTCTCGACAGAAGGTTTTCTTTCAGTTCAGCTTGGTCTGCGGTCAGCGGCGACTTCCCGAGCACGGTGTTCTTTTGGGAAAGAATATCCAAGTTGTTCACCTGCTTCGACAGCTTCAGACGTTCGTTAAGCAATCTGTTCTGTTCCTGTAACGCTTCCTGCTCTGCCCGGTTGTATGCCTGTTCGATGTTCTTCTGCTGTGCGTCATGGACTCGTTGCTTGTCCTGAATCTCCCTCGCGGCGAGTTCGGCTGACTTGTCGTACATTTTTTGCTGTGCGGCAAGATAGCGGGAGGTCTGTCTGTCAAGCGTCTCCTGCTCCTTCTTTTCGTATTTTTCGGTCTCGACAGCGGTACGCTCCAGTTTCTTGATGTAATCGTTAAGCTGCTCGGCCTCCATCTGATAGCGTTTTGCCTGATTGGAGAAGTTTGTCTTATCCGCGGAATTGGTTGCTTGCTCACTGAGCGCCTGATAACGTTTGAACTCGCGTTCAACCTCCTGTAACCACTGATGCAGTTGCTCGAGGTCTTGGCTCGTCTTCTGCAGGGATTCATTTGTCTGATTGCCGAACTTCAACTCTGCTGAATACTTCTTGACCTGCTCCATTGCCTCACTGATGCGGGCGAACGTGTTCTCAGCCTCAGTGTTCTTCATGTTGGCAAGCTCGTTACGCAACTGCTGGATGGCCGCAAGATACTTGTTCACGGTCTCCATATCCCCTTTCTGCCCGATTGCGTTCATCGTCTGACCAAGCGAGGCTATCTTGTTCTCCAAGTCTGCAATATCCTTGATTGCGCCGGTCCGCAAGTCGTCAGGAGTGAACTTTGTCTTTACAAAGGCGGTCTGCATATCACCTGTCTTGACGATGAGCTTGTCGGCCAAACGATACAAGTCGTCAACCTGCTTCTCGAACACCTTTTTGTTCTGCTCGATTAGATTGGTGTCGATGACGGCGTTGGCGAAAGCCTGTGCGCCCTTCGATGGAGCGGCAGCGTTTGAAGCTGCCTCGAAGGACTGGGTGAGGTTGTTCACCTGACCGGAAGCTTTCTCTACTGACGTGCTTATTTGAGCCATCTGTTGCGTAAGCTGGCTCACACTGTTGGCGGCGTCAATGGCGCCTTGCGCAAGTTTCTCTACCATAGCGGTAGGGTCGTTCGCGCCGTTCATGTCGATATTAGCCTTGATGTCGATAGACTTTCCCTGCAACGAATTGATGATGTTCTGAAGGTTGGCTATCTCTGTCTTCAGCGCGTCGATGCCGGGCTTTGTCTTTTCGTAGAAAGCGTTACCCAACAGCGACAGTTCGGCTTCCGACTCTTTCCGCATATCACGAATCCAACCGGACACCTTCTTGATTTCGGTGTACACCTCGCTGCCGATATTAATCTTTATACCAACAACTTCATTGCTGTCTTCACTACTCATTGTAATAAGTATTAAATGGTTATCCGAACACGGGCAGGCCAAGGTCATTCAGGAAGCTTTCGGGGTTCTCGAAAGCCTTGTCCGGACGATGGTTCATCAGCCATGCCTTGTATTCTTTCTGTTGATTCTTTGTTAAATAAATGACCCTCGTGGCGTCGTAGGACATGATGCGCAACATCGGTATCGAATACTTCCACATATAATCCTCACGGGACATGAACGGAAAGTTCTTCAAGAAGTCGCACATCGCCCCCACCTCCGTCACCGCTTCGACAGTTGCCGTTGAAGACTCTGCTTCCTCTGTGTGGTCATCTCTCGGAACGAATCTATCTGAGAGGAAGCGACTGTAAAAAAATCCAATGACAGCATCTGCATCACCTCAAGAAGGGCTGGTATCCATTCCGAAGGCCTCGTCTCCCAGCGGATGAACTCGCACATCTCGTTCATCTCAGGCCCGTTAATCTTGTCCTTGTCGTTCAGGATGGCGAAGGCCAAACAGCGTATGACAGAGCCTACGGACTCGGCAAAGTGATGAATAAGGTCGGCAAAGTCCTCGCCGGCTTTCGTTATCTTACAGCTCTCTTCGGCTATCAGCCACTGGGCGCCCGGTTTAAGCGCGGTAATCTTGAACTCCTTCCCACCGAGTCTCAACACCCGGGGTGTATCGTTCATTATGGCCGCCAAACGTAACTGGTCCTCTATCGTGACCTTGGCGTCCGTATTCTCTTCTTGGGTAATCGGATTCTGTTTCATTTGTCTTGGATATTTTTTTGAAGTGAAAGGTCATTAACGAAAAAGAGGCGGCGGCATCCTTACAGCCCACCGCCTCTATTTCAAAAGTTCTTAGCAGCCGGATTAGCCTTCGCTGCTCGTGCCACTGACACCTTCTTCCAGCGTCAATACGGCGGCAGAAGACAGTGCGAGCGGAGTTGCCTCGGACATTGTGCCAATCTTCGCCGACGTAGCCGTACCGGACAGGGTACCGTAAGCGATGTTGGTAGACAGGCTCTCGAACACCAGCTTGGGAGCGACGAGAATCTTCGGCACGATGAGGAACTTGTTGCTCTCGAACTCCACCTGAAGGGCGATGTAACGGCTCTCGTAAGTGGCGGGGGCGGACACGAAGGTACCGTCCTTCTTGAAGCCCATGATTTCCGTCAGGAAGCTCTCGTCGATGTTCGCGTTGTTCAACTCGACCTGATACTGGCCGGCGGTAGCCACCGTGAAGATGGGGTCGTCGGAGGTTTCACAGTCGATGTCGGTGGTGTCAGGGTCGTCCTGAGTCACACTCAGTGAGTCAGCGATGACAGCGTTCAGCTCGGATACCTTGGAAGGTGCGGTATCGTAATCGTCACCGGTCCACACACCGACCAAAATCTTCTTCGCTTTGGTGTAAATCTTACTCATAACTCAATGTTTTTAAATAATTATTTAATAATCAAGTTGATAGCCTCAAATACGTAGTGAAAGTTATACGATGCGTTATACCCAGCCTTGCTATAGATGGGAACAATCGAATAACTCTCACTGTCGGAGTCCTTCAAAAATGTCTCGAACGCCTCTTCCATCTTTTCAAGCTTCGCTACGTTCTTGAATCCCGACTTGTTCGGCTTCGCATAGAGGTAGATGTTCACGGCAGTATGAGCGTAAGCCCCTTTGTCGTAAACGTTGTTCGCCACATCAAGTACGACGAACTCGTCCACGTCGGTACCGAGCGCAGCGGGAATGGCCGCATAGACATGCGTGCTCACGCCGCTCGCCTTCAACTTACTGTGAAGGTACGTCTCAATCTCCGAAACTCTCGCCTCTTTCAAAGCCATATATCAATTCATTTTAAATTCTACAATCCAATGGTGCCGCTCTCGTTTTCCAGCACGGTGAACTTAACCCTGTTCTTTCCGGACGCCCCGAGAGAGAAACTACTGCTGTTCACCAGTTCAACAGCCTCGTTGTACAGGTAGGTGACTACGCTGAACGTCCCTTGTTTCTCATTAATCGCAGCGTAAAACGTAGCTGCGATAACGACAAGCACAAATCCTTTTTCTTTAGGGTGGTACTTTTGCGTAACCCAATACTCGAAGTAGTTGTGTCCGTATCCCATATTCCCGTACTCGATAGGACCTGTCAGCGGTATTCCGAGTCCTCTGTGTTTCTCGTATGCGTCGCCTTCAGGATATGCCCATCCGTATTCGAGTTTTCTGTCTGTATTTCGTGACAGTTGCCCGTTGTAATACACGGCCCATCCGATAGCATCCGACATATTCATCGTATCGTTGTGCTCGTTGTTCTTCCAAGCCTTGACGGCGAGCTGCTTGCCCACCTTCCCGAGAGCGGACGTCATTCTCGCTCTGAGGTTCTTCATCATCTTCGATTCAGGCATAGGCTTGAAGTTTAGTCAGGAAATCCGTCACCGCCCAAGTCGCCGTCATCGCCGTCACTGTCTCCGGTATCGGTATTCCCTGTGTTGTCTGTATCGGTACTGTCCGTATCCGTAGAGCCTACGGAATCATCTCCGCGGTCACTGTGCTCGGACACCACCTTAATCTCACACGAACACCCACCGAGTTGTGACGGGCGGACAATCTCCACCTCGCCTACCAACAGGTATCCGTAGAACATCCCTTTGAAGGTCATTCCACGACGGACCTTGATGTCCTCGTAATAGTCTATCGTTCCGGTAGCGTCCGGATTCTTCTTCAACGGGAAATACACGTTGTAGTTGGCGCCCAACATATTGTTGTTGTGGAGCTTCGACGTCTTCTGAATGTCACAGTCAACCTCGTCTATAAGAACTTCCTCCGCTGTCTGCTCATTCAGCTTCTCGCTCTCGTCTACGACGTAATCGTAGAACGCTCCGTGGTACGGATACTCAACCAACTTCGCATCTTCAATGATAGGCATGGCTAATCCTCCAACCAAGCGACGCCACCTTCCAAATCCTCTTCAAAGGGGTCCTCGCCGTATTTCTTGTACAACGACATCATCCACTGGTAGATGTTCTTCTTATCGGACACGTACTGGCTGCCACGGGTACGTGAATAGTCACCGTGCTGGTCAGTGGAACTGGCCGACTGCGTGGGGGATGTGTAGATGATTCTCAACAGGTCGGCGGTGAGAAGGTCCTTGTCCTTCTGTGTCAGCTCCGACATGTCCGTCACCTCACTCAGCCCACGGCCCATAACCACGTACTTCACTTGGGCCTCCGTAAACGAATACCCGGTGAGCGCGTTGGCCGCATAGTCTATTATGTCAAACTTAACATCTTCCATACCACAAAATTAACAATCAAGTGACGATTGACCATAAATGTGACAATTACTTATCCGCCACCGTGGCTTTTAAGGAGTAAGGGCAAAAGAAAAGGGAGCCGGACGAATCCGACTCCCATGACTACTATCTAAGACAGATGTGAAACACCTTATTCGTCGGCGGTAGCAGTGTCGATAAACACGTGGTAGAGGTAGCTCTCCAGCATCGGGGCAGCGCAACCGACCACGTCAGTCGCCCAATACTTGTAGTTACCGTTCACGCCGGTGGTGTTGATGACAGTGGCGATACCGTCCAAAGTGGAACCGAACACCTTGGTGATGGTGCTGTTTCCGTACTTCTCCGACAGGACCTTGTCAAGGATGTCCGAGCGGTAGGTGTGGCCTGCGATGCCGCGAGGGCGCAGGACAGCTACGCCGTCCTTCCAGCCGTGGATAATCTTGTCGCCGTCCTTCTGATGCTCCGCGATGACACGGATATAGGGAAGGTCGGGGTAAACGCCATTGACATATTTGTTAAACGAATCCTCCGAAATCAGAGCGGCAGGCACGGAATCCACCTGATTGATGAGCTGACCGTTGGAAGCCAGCCAGTTCAACTTGATGGTGTCGATGACCTGCTTGTTCTTCAGGAACACGTTCTTGAACTGGTCGTAGGTAATATCCAGCTCCAACTGGAACTCACGACCCCAAACGTCTTCCTGATACTTTCTCGCCAACTCGACAATCTGGTCAAGCAACAGACAGTCGGGGTCGGTCCAAATCTTCGCGCCGGCCTTCGCGTGGTTGCCCTCGATGGTCGGGATTTGGTAGATGTTCGCCTTGATACCCTTACCGAAGTTGTACGCGGTCTTACCGGTAGACATCGCCTGCATGGCGAGGTTGGTCAGCGCCATGTTCAGACCGTCGATACGGGGCTGCAAGATGTTGGTGGCGTAACCCATCAACAGAGGCGCGTCAGAGCCGTATTCGGCAGCCAAACGCTCCTTGGCCTCGCGTTCCTTCGCCTGTTCCTGCCATGACACTGAAATCATGTCGGCGAAAGTGGCGAGATAGTAGCTCGACTGGCCCTCTTCACCCACGCGGCCGATACCCAGCGGTGCTCGCATGTCGGCGATGGTGGCGTGGTCGGGTTCCTTGGCTACGACCTTCACAGCGGCGGTACCGTCATTGTCGGTGGGCACGATGGTCGGGTCTACGGGGAAGAAAGTCTTCCACAGTTCGTAGTTCGCGCGAATCAGGTCGGGGTCAGCCAAAATCTGCTGGATGATGGTACGGCCCTCGACGGAGTTCTCGAACATCTGAACGTATTTTGAATTGGTAAAATCAAATTTCATGTCCTTATGTATTTAGTCAGTTATACAATAGGTTACTGGGCCACCTGCAAGGTTGCCGGCTTCACTCTCGCGTCCACACGGAACCAACCGTTGACGTTGGCGAGGTTCAGCTTCTCCACACAAGCCGGGATGGGCGACATTCTGTACTTGTACATCGTACCGCCTACAGCGGGAGTGAAGAAGTAGCGGGCCTTCTCGAACTCGTCGTCATCAGAGGGGTCAGCCGCAGGATTGAACAGGAAGTCATAGTCACAGTCAGCGACAGCGTTGACGTTCTTGACAACCATGTTGCCTTCGGCGTCTGCCTCGACGAGGATGTCACCTGCATTGGGGGCGGTAGAGGGAGCGGCTGCCAAAGTCAGCGCCCATACGTTCTTGCTGTCCGCAGTGCCCTTTGCGACAGCAATCACTGTCAGGGCCTCTCCCTTGCCACCGATGGTGTCGGGAGCGACAGTCAGGATGTCACCCACAAAAGGAATGTGGTGGTATCCGTCACGGACGATATTCACGGTGGTGCCTTCGGCGGACACAACCTCGTAAGTCTTGAGGATGTACATCTCCGGATTCTCCACCTTGTCGTCGTATCTCATTTCAATCAGGTCGCCGGCGAAGAACCGGGCAGCACCCTTGAAGGGGTTCTTGACCTGAGCACCGAACGGGAACGGAAGCAAATCGCCGTATGCGTCGTCGAAGCGCACGAACACATGCTTCGCTCCACCGATTGAACCTGACTGCTGGATAAGGGTTCGACCCATGAATACACCAGCAGCCTCTTTAATTACTTCTGCCATTTTGAATCAGTTTATTAATGTATTATTAGAGTCCCTGACTCTCTCGCTGGGCCTTGGCCAGTTTGGCCGCTTCCTTGAGGGAGTCAAAATCTTCGCCGCCACCTCCACCGGTCGGTCCGGGGGTCGGAGTGGGTTTCCCGCCTGCCTTGCCCTTGTTGTACAGCTTCAGGTAGGTATCCACCTTCGCGTCAACGTCGGCATCCTCGGCGATAGTCACCTCTGCGAGGAACGTATCGGTCCATTCCTTGTCGTCCACGCCCTTTTCTTTAAGTTTTGCTATCAACTCGTTCTTTTTCTCTTTTTGGGCGGCTTCGGCACGGTACTTCTCGCGCTCCTTCTTCTCTTCCTCTCGTTCCTTCTTGATAGCTTCCAGTTCGGCTTTGATTGCCTTCACTGCCGCCGATTCTTTCGGGTCGTCAGTGGGAGGTACGGGGTCGGGGTCCGGCTTCGGCGACGGATGGTCCTCGTTCCACTTGGTGACAAACTGCGACTGGTCGTTTTGCAGGTTTCCGTTGATTGATTTAAAGAACGGCATCGCCTGTTCGACGAACGCATCAAGTTCGGTTTCATCGTTAACCAGCAGGGAAATGAGTTGTTCTACATTCTCTGACATGGTTCTCTCTGACAGGTAGCAGGTTTTTCCTCCTTTTGTCAGGTTGCTCAGAATTTTTTTCTGAGCTTCGGACGGTTTGAATTTCATAATCTTCTTAAATATATGTAATGTTTATGCAAATTTAATGTTATATTTGTAGCCTCCATATTCCCAACACCTCGCTATTCCGCCACCGTGGCTCAAATGAGGATTGAAGCGGTTATATTAATAAGGTATATAAAGTTACCTTTGTACAACAAAAATACATCATGGCAGAAGAGTTAGGAAACATAAAAATATACAAGCCGAATCCGGGCTTTCAGGAACGGTTCATCAGCAGCGACGTGGATTTCCTCGTGGCCGGCTCGGGCGTCGGCGTAGGAAAGGAGCAGCCGTTGTCCGCACACGTACTCACTCCTGACGGATGGAAGCGCATGGGCGACATGAAAGCGGGGGACATTGTGTGCACTCCCGACGGAAAGATAGCAAATGTCGTCAAACTGTTTCCGCAGGGCGTGAAGGACGTCTACGAAATCCGGACCGACGACGGGCGCATGGCCGAGTGCGGTATCGACCACCTTTGGAAGGTGCGCACCAACGCACAGCTGTCGGCCCTCAAACGCTACGGGAAAGACTCGAGTGACTACTCCAGCGTGTTGCGTACAGAAGAGATTATCGAAGGAATGAAGAGCGGCAAGGATTACTGGATACCGCTCGCGGCTCCCGAGTTCGCCGAAAAGGAGTATGTCATTCCTCCCTACGTGCTCGGAGTGCTGCTCGGTGACGGATGCCTCACACCGTCCGTACTCACCGAAGGCACCAACTGCATCACCATCTCAAACTCGGAGGATGACATCATCCGAAAAGTGTCCGGCAAGATGGACGGTATCCGTACCTACTACAACCAAAGCAACAGCACACGCTGTATCTACACGCCGCACATCAAGGAATACAGGGCTTATCTGAAACACGTGGGCCTGAACACGTATTCCTACAACAAGCATATTCCCGAAGAATACCTCTTCGGAAGCCGCCAGCAACGCCTTGACCTTCTCAAGGGACTGTTCGATACCGACGGCAATGTGGGACTGAAAAACAGGTTCAACTACTATACAACCAGCCACGACCTCAAATGCAACATCGTCACGCTGTGCCGCAGTCTTGGCATCGTGGCAAACGTCACGCTCGACAACCGCTGCGAGAAGTACACCACCAAAGGTCCGTGCTACAAAATCAGCTTCCATACGGATACGCCCATCTTCTCAAGTGACAAGCACATGAAGAAATATCTCGACAATATAGCGAGATTCCCGAGGGCGTATTCGAGAGACAATGGGCATATCAAGATTGAATCCATCAAGCTCGTGCGTCAGGAAGAGTCGCAGTGCATCATGCTCGACAGCGATGACCACCTGTACGTAACGGATGACTATATCACCACGCACAACACGTTCGCCGCCCTTATGCTGGCCGGAGCGCACTGTGAGGACCCGAACTTCCGTATGGCCTTCCTCCGCCGTAACATCGGCGACCTGAAAGCCGCCGGCGGTGGTACCGACGAGGCCCAAAAGCTTTACGCCGGTATCTGCACATTCAAGATTTCGGAGAGTCCGCGCATGACGTTCCCATCCGGAGCGTTCGTGGACTTCACCCACATGAGCGAGCAGAACGAAGAGAAGCTTCTCGAGCGTATCAAGGGGTGGCAGTACTCGTGCATTTACATCGACGAGGCCACCGGTTTCGAGTGGTCAACCATCCGCTTGCTGATGTCACGTAACCGCTCGCAGGCGAAGTGGACCGGCAAGATGCGCATGACCTGCAACCCGAAGCGCAACCACTGGCTCCGTAAATGGGTGGACTGGTATGTGGACGCACAGGGCTATCCTATTCCCGACAGGGTAGGAGTGGTCAGGTACTTCTACGTGAACGGCAAGGATATTGACGATGTGGTGTTCGGCGACACCAAGGAAGAGGTGTACGCACAGTGCCGCATACAGATTGACGAGACACTGAAAAGTCAGGGAAACACGTTCTCATACAAGGACCTCATCAAGTCCACCACGTTCTACACCGGCAAACTGGCCGAGAACAAGGCGTTGATTGAGAATGACCCGACATACCTCGGTTCCGCCGCCGCAATGGGTGAGAAGCAAAGGCTTGCCAACCTGATGTCGTGTTGGAACGTCGACCTCGACGAAGATCTCGACACACCCATCAAGTCCGCCAACGCAAGAAAGGTGGCCGACAACGACCCGCAGCAGAATGGGGTGGGATGGATAGTGGCCGACCTTGCCGACATCGGCACCGACAACTTGCTGATGCTGCATACCAACGGACTGCACATCGACGACATATTCATCCGCTCGAAAACGACGCCGAAGGAAAACGCCGAGTACATCAAGAGATTCGCCATCAAGCACAATGTGCCTGACAGCCATATCCTATACGACGGTAACAGAGCGCCGTACATGCTCGACTATATGCCTGACGCCGTGGCGGTCATATCCACCTACGCTCCGCGTGGAAAGTACCGCCGCGACTTCCAGCTCCTGAAGGACGAGCTTTATATGCGTCTTGTAAGGGCTGTAAACGAAGGGCGTATCTCTATGAGCGCCGATGTGGCCAAGCTGACCTACGAGCACGTCAAGTTGAAAACGGACATCACCGTACTGGACGAGTTTGTGGAGGAATGTAATGTGGTTCAGTTCTATGAGGCGCCGAACGGGAAGAAGCGTCTGTTCTCAAAGAAGGAGATGAACGCCAAACTGGGCAAGTCGCGCTCAATGGACCTTCTTGACCCGTGCGCGATGCTTTTCTATCCATGCCTGATGGCCGACTACGGCGAGGAACTGTGGTTCGGCACGAAGGCTCAGGAAGAGGATGACGACAACGAAGCGGACTTCGACATTTATGACGACAGTTCGTGGTTCTAAATACTGGAATATATGAAGAAGAATGGAAAGGACTTATTGAAGATAATGATGGACGCCGCCAAGGAGAAGGGCTACGAGACCCGCATCCGCGACGTGGCGTATGCCATACTCAAACATACACTGGGTACGGAGTTCGTGGCGTATTCCGTCTGTTTCGGTTCCCCGGAGGATGAGTCGGACGTGGAGGATTACGATGCTTCCGAGCTGGCCGTGTTCCTCGAATCCGTCGCCGCTGACGAGATTGGCTATAACGCGGAGCCTGTTCCGACAGGCCCGTCTGACGAGGACATCCTTGCGGCTCTCGGTGCGCAGTCAAACACCACGGAGGGCGACAAGGACATCACCTTCGAGGAAAACAAGGCGGCTATGGTGGAACTTATCGAACGTACCGAGAAAGCTCTCGAGGAAGGCTCCATCGACCTTGACAAAGGGCTGAAGATTATCGCTGACCTGCGCGTGAAGCTGAATGACAAGTTCGGTGCCTCCGAGGACAGCAAACGCAACGTGCTCATCCTTCCGCCGTCGTATGACATGATTTGCAAGTACACACAACGTGAGTGCTTCCAAATGAACAAGGAGTACGCCATGAAGAAGTTCAACCTGATTGAGAAACCTAAAAGACAAGATATATGATAACCGAAAGAGAACAGATAGACAGTCTGATAGCACAGCCGGAGCTGCTGCTATTGAAAAAACCGTTCACAAGAGGAACGAGAGCCGTGTATAACCGCACGAAGTTGGAGGTCGATGTGGCCGGCAATGTAGTGGCCCGTTTGCCAAAGATGAAACGTATCGCCATCGCTCAGGAACAGTTCGGCGAGGAATTTGACGTGAACTCCCACAAGTGCCTGACCGACGAGAACATTCCGTGCGTGACCATCAAGAACAAGAAACACGGTGTCATCGAGATGGAACAGTACCGTGTGGCCATTCCGTTCCAAAAAATCATCATGGAAAAGCAGGCACGCCACCTGACGGTAAACCCCATGCTGCACTCGCTCCTGAATACCGACCCTACGGAAACGCAGAAGAAGCAGTTCGTCCGTATCAAGGAGGAATGGAAATCGCGCAACATGGACGGAAAAAAGTCGGAGTTCGTCCGCAACCAAAAAACATGGGGCGACGCCGCGCTGCTGTTCTATATGGATGAGAACAAGCGTGTGAACGCGCGTAACATCTGCTTCGATGACGGATACACCATCATTACCCACAAGAACCAAAACGGGAAGCATATTCTCGAGTGCCTGTACTACGAGTCCGACGGCATCGAATACATCGACTGCTACGACGACGAGTATTTCACCCGCTTGCAGAATACGGTGTCCGTCATCCCCGGCGGAGGTTTACACAGCACTTGGTCGGTAACGGAGAGAACGCCTCACGGGTTCTCGGAAAACCCGCTTATCACACACCGTGGAGACGTGGCTTGGAACGAAGGCCAGTTGGGTATCGAGGCCTACGAGGTCATGTACAACACCTTCCTCGTCAACCAAAAGAAACACGGCTGGGGCGTTCTGTACGTAAAGGGAAAGTTCTCTGAAAAGGCGAAGCGTATCGCCGGTAATGTGGTGTTGAACGACACCTCTATGGACCCGAACGCGGATGCCAAGTTCCTGAATCCGGACGACCCGCAGCACATGATTGACGTGTTGGATTCCATCGAGCACGCCATTCAGAAGGCTACAGGAACCACGTTTATCCTTCCGAAGGACATCAACCTTAGCGGCGACGTCAGCGGCCTTGCCGTGGAGCTGACCACCGAACTGGATATGGCCACCGCTGAGCACGGCGTCACCGAATGGCAGAACGCCAGCAACAAGATGATGCGTCTGTTCAAGGAAGGCCTTGCCATCGAGTTCGTCAGCAACCATGAGGCGGGATTCGAGCACGCCATCACGGATTTCGCCATGCTCAGAATCACCAGCGAACTTTCCATTTGGAAGCCCAAGTCGGAGGAAGGACACAACCAAATGGTATCCACCGCTTACGGGGCAGGAATCATCTCCCTTCAGACCGCGGTCGAGAAGAATACGCTCTCCAACCCGGACGAGTTGATGCGTATTAAGAAGGAAAAAGAAGAGGAAGCGAAAGAACTTGCATTGGAAAATGCAAAAAAAGTCGAGGAAAATGTTGTCGTTACAGAATAAAATAGTAACTTTGTAACATGGAAAGAGAAATTTTGAACATCAGGCAGTACGTGGACGGGACCGAGAAAGACCCGTCCTTCCTCGGCTTGCGCATTGAGGAATACACTTACTCCGCGTCGCGTATGGGGTTCCCGTACATCACGGCTAACGTCTACTCGGTCAACGACATTCTTGACGAGTGGAAGACTGACATGACCTTATATGTGACACTGTTCGGTTCTCAATTCTTCCTTCGCGAGGCCCCTACATCCGGCATATCGACCGACGACGGGCGTTTCAAGTACGAAGTCGCCTTCCGCTCTCCCATCGAGATTTTCAATGACGTGTATTTCTACGATGTGGTCAAGGACTGGTCGCTGACCGTCAACAAGCCTTGCACCAACTCCACCACGTTCAGCTTCTACGGTAACATCAGGGAGTTTGTGGACCGACTGAATACGTCGTTTCTCTACGCCGGTATCGGCGATTCCATCCTGAACAAGAAGACTGACCTGACCACGGATAACACTCCGGCCGGCGATGGTTTCTGTGCCATGTTGGATAATGATACGGACTTCGACTACGACGAATCATTCGAGATGTCGTTCGAGGACTATACCATTTGGCAGGCTATTCAGGAGGCTTACTCGGAGAGCGAGGTGCTGTTCCGCTTCTACGGGAAAAAGGTTATCTTCGGCTCGAAGTCGGCGGTTGTCAGCCATGTGTTCAGATATAAGGGCGGCGACGCGCTGCTCGGTGTAACGAAGACAAACGCGGACGCGAAGGTAATCAACAGAATAACCTTCAAAGGCTCGTCTGACAATATACCGTATTACTATCCAAACGATTCGGAATACGGAAATATCGAACTTTCCAACGACAAGGTATCCATCCTGAACGCCAAGACGCTCGTCAACTCACTGACGGAAGGTGTCGACGTGACAGCCAAGGAAGTGCTTGTCGGCAATGCCAGCATTGACGAAAGCCGTCTGTGGGTAGGAGGTTACTTTAAGGATGACACCAAGCTCACTCTCGGAGAAGAGGTTTGGTTCAGCCACGCAGGCAGTGAAATGCTGTTGCGCATCGGCCTTATCATCAGCGAGGACTGCGACTATACCATCAACAAAATAAGCGCTCATTTCAGAGGGCTGGTTAGTGGAGACGAGCAGGACGCCAATATGCTGATATTCCAAGACTACAACGTGGCATGGAAGGATAAGTACTACTTCGAGCTTTACAACTACGACGGCGATGTGGTATCGAAACCCACGCTCAACTCCGACAACAAGCTGTATTTAGGCCGCCTTGCCGCTGGCGTATATATGCTGTACGTTCATACCGTATCTCCGGCATACAAATATGTGGAGACTGGGCAGGATGGCGTGGAGACCGTCTATGACGATGACATTTACTTCACCCTGAACAGTGTGGATGCTACCTTTGAGCAGCATTACGAAACTCGTTATGTAGCCGGCGAGACAGAGAAAGACGCATTGTCCGGATACGGCCTGTACGGAACTCTTCCGATAGGTGAATCCGTACACTTTACCATTGTATCCCGTCTGCCGTTCCAAGAATACCTGATGCCGCCAATCTACCGCGAGACGGCCGGCGCGGAGCGTTTCTATAATGCAAAGAATGATACATATACTGACCCTGACACCGGAAAGTATTACGAGTTTGTGAACGAGTTCGTGAAAGAACATCCGTGCGAGCATATCTTCGAGGATGAGGACATCATGCCAACCATTGACGGCATCACCAACTCAAAAGGTCAGTTGTTCGGTGAGATTGCAGACATTGCTTATGATGACGATGACGACGATTCGCTCGTAGCTGATTCGGATGACGAGACGGATTCCGCCAACTACAAGCACTCGTACTTCTACATCAAGCTGCATATCTTCGACGGGGATTACGGATTCAGTCTTTTTGACGCCGTATCGCAGACAGACAACATGACGCTTCAGATTACGAGTGGCAACTGTAATGGATGTAAGTTCCCAGTTCAAGGGATACAGTTCACAAGCAGCGACGGCACGTACTACTACAAGAACCCTGTTCAGGTTAAGGAAGCCGACGGGGACATTGTGGACGGTACCTACGCGGATAAGGTGAAGGAGAACTCCTTCCAGTCATTCCAGCAGGACACCACACAGAACAGCGTTTGGATTGCGGTACAGAAGGATGTGAATACGTTCGGTGTCATCATGCCTAACGCCACAAACAACTACAAGCCGCAGATTGGCGATACGTTCAATATCATCAATATCAATCTGCCGAAAGCGTATGTACTCGCCGCAGAGCAAAAAGGTATGGAAGAGGCCATCCGGTATATGTCGGACAATAATGAGGAACAGTTCACCTTCTCTGTGACATTGTCGCGCATTTTCTTCCAACACCATAAGGATGTGCTCGCCGAACTTAACGAGTACTCCAAGTTACATGTTGAATATGCCGGAAAGACGGCAGAGCTGTATGTGACATCGTTTACTTACACCTGTAAGGAATCCGAACCGCTTCCCGAGATTGCTGTAGAACTTTCCGATACGGTATCCGTAGGTGAGAGTTTTACAAAGAATGTGGCCGACAGAGTGAAGAGCATCATTTCCAACTCGGTCACGAAACAGGACGGCATACTGTCCGGATTGAAGACCGGAAACTCGGTTGATATAGTGGGAACGGAAAGCAACGCGACGCCAAGCGACACAAATGTATTCTCGGCGCTCCGTTCGATGAAGGAGTTCCTTTCAAAGACAAGCGACGATACAGCCGCTGGGAGGATAGCTTTTGCAAAGGGATGGAAGACGCCCAACTACGTGGAATCCATTTACGCAGGTCGTGGCGCAGGAATGGATGCGAATGGCAACCTCGAAGTGGAAAGCCTGAAAGTACGCTCGTCGGCACAGTTCCTCGAACTTGTCGTTAACAGACTGACCGCTTACGAAGGTGACGATGTACGCACCGAAACGGATACCATTGATTCGGTGGTAGACCTCGGTGACAAATGTTACGGACTTTACCTTCGTTCAAAGTGGGACGGATACTTTACCGGTCAGGTGCAGGGTAATGTGATAAAAGGCATTATCAATACACTTGCAAGAGGAAGCGGTACATACTACACGTCGTGGATGCGCGTCAACTCAGTGAACAGGGCAAAAAATTACATCGAGGTTGTCATGTACCCTGACGATGAAGTACCCGCCGGGAAGAACTATCCACCTTGTGGGATGATGACGTTTGCCCGCTGGGGAAACCAAACGGATACGTCGCGACAGAGCTGTATTTACATCTCTTCCACCGAAGGCGGCATATTCAAGTTGAAGGGTGTCACAAAACCTATCCTCGATGACTGGAACTACGGAGCCACCCTGTTCACTCTTCCTGACTGGCTGAAGGACGACGTGCGTATCGACCCGTCAAAGGACTATGTATATGCGATGGGTGTTGTATGCCAAAGTTTCATTCAGGTCGACTATAAAGGAGAGCCTATAGCCACGTATGTGGATAGGGGAAATTTTGTACAGGGAGAAAAGTATTACTGTCGCAGTATGAACACCGACGGTCAGTACGAAATATCGGACGTTTGGTATATGGGCTGCAAGTGGCGCTGCATGAAAGACCTGACGGAAGAGGCTCCTGCATGGAACTCGACCGATTGGGCGATGGTGGAAGGCAATCCCAACTTTACCGTAGACTTTGCCGAGGCGGACCAGCTTTACAGTGCCTCTAATTTCAAGGCCACTCTTACCGTTGTGGCCATGCTCTACAACTTTGACATTACAGATGATATACTCGATAATGA